GGACACCTGATTCTGTTTCTTGAAGGACAATATTTGCGGGATTTTTGATATCATACCATATATTAGTAACATCAACTACTTCACCAATCATATCTTCCCCGATTTGGGATTTAAAAACTCTTATATCACTCATTATATTTCTCGCTATATTAAAAAAACCTCCCATGGTGCGCTTCACGTCCCTTGTCATCCTAAGATGCTTCTATTATGGGCGTAGAGAGGCGTGGGAGGCGTTGTTATAATTTATTCAGTCAAAAACATCTCAACATCTTGCTTTCCGTCACCAATAAGAATCTTTTTGGGCTTCCTATGTTCGGGAATAATATTTTCAAGGTAAACAGATAAAATACCATCAATGAATTCTGCATCTTTTACAATTACAGTTTCGGCTAGTTTTATTGTTTTCCTAAATGATTTTGCACTAATACCTTTATGAAGATATTCAATTTCATTATCAAATTCGCCTTTAGTACCAGTCATAATAAGAACGCAGTCCTCAACAGTAATTTCCAATTCTTCCCTAGAAAAACCAGCTACTGCTAATTCAACTACATATTCATTGTCATTGTATTTAATGATATTATGGGGTGGATACTTGGTTGATAATTGATAATCGCTTGTTGACATTTCCATATCTTTCAGTAGTCTCTCAAGACCTACGAATTGATTTAGATGTGAGCCAAAAGCCATATGTGCGGTTGTATTCATGTTGCGTCTCCATTTCTGCGAGATTAAAATTTTCTATCCTTACGGCATAGAAGTTGGGGTGCTAGTTCTTTTAGGTCAACCTAGCAAAATGACCACTACCTCGGGAGAAGGTGTGTTCTATTCAGAATCTTCTACAGCATCAGATTCTTGGAATTCTTTCAATTGTTGTTCGCCTTGTTGTTTAATACTAGCGATTAAACTATTGATTGGTTCAATAGGGTTACCTAAAGACGACAATACCAAATTCACATCACTTACACTCATTTCTAGTTTAATTACTAAGTCTTCAATTTTTTCAGCCATTTTTATTTCTCTTTGTTGTTGATAATATTATTTTCTTTTATTCGACCCGATAGTATATTTGCTATCCAGGATCCAATTCTTTTTTTCTTTATATGGCAACACCTTGATTGAATTCATTTCTGATTTATTACCAAATTGTCCTGGATTTACTATGTGTAATAATTCCCAATCTTGTAATAGAAATGCAATTGTGTTTCTTCTCTCAATATCTGAGTTTGATATATCAGAAGACTTACCATCTAAAATAAATAATTCTTTAAAATGTGTCAGGTAATATCGTCCTTGCTTATGTAATATATGACAAGACTGATACAACTTCTGTTCTTTCTTAGATGCTATGCCAATCCTCGTTAGAGTTTCGCATACCTTTAAAAAATCATCAGGTTGTGCTAGTGTCACCTCCAACATAGAATCTGGAGTCCAATCATAAAATATATCTGTCATTTTAACGTCCGCCACGGAATAGTTTTTGTTTAATTATAGCCAAATCATCATCAGTTAATAAACCTAATGCATATTTAGCCTTTTCATTAGAATATTTATAGTATTCTTTTACTAAGGATAATTGATCTGTTTCAAGGTCTTTCTTAACCCATCCACCATATCTCTTACCTTTATTTATACTATTTCGTAAATATTCAAATTGCCATTCTTTGGGTATTTGATTATAATAATTCATTTCATTGGCGTGCATTATAGTATCAACAAAATACGATAATGCCTTATTTACAACAAAAGGAACATATTCCTTTTCTGCTTGGTCATCCTGAAACATATTTTGTTTAGTTTCACTTATTGCTTTTACATAATCAAATGGTGATGTCATAATTTATAATCCTAATTCCTCAAGGTTTTCTTCAGACGCATTAAATAGTTTTGTTGGATATCTATATACTAAAGCCTTCTCAATATCGCTTTTAGTTTTTCCTTGTGCCATAAATTCACTAGTGTGATAATTATACACATAAAAATACCCATCATCTTCTTCAATAACTACATCTATTATATTTTTACTTGATATAATTTCATCAGTTACATTATCTTTATATTGAATTTCATCTACATATTCTTCCTCGTCCTCTATATTTTCAGCCCGAGTCTTTCCAATATTATATCCAACTACAAACGCCATAACAAACCAAAGTGCTGCTGTTCCAATATCCATATCATTCCTATTTAAACCTACAATTAGACATTACCTCCACCATACAAGCCATAACATTTAGTTCAGCATCAGCTACAAAGGCAGCCTTATATTGATAATCTGCTAATGTTAAAATTAATGTAGGTATTGAACTTGGTTCTAATATATTTATAGCACTATCATAAAACTGCCTAAACAATCTAGTTACATCAGTATCAGCATTCTTACCTACCCAGATTCTAACATTCTTAAAATCTCTATCCTTCATCATCTTAAACAGTTCTTTATAAGATTCATCAGATAAATTAACTAGAATACCAGAATCAATCTTACCAGATACTGAATACCGTTGAAGTTCAGATAACACCTTACGATAGTCTGGAAAATACTTTGTAATAATTTCAGCAACTACTTTAGGTTCAAATTCAATATTTTCCATTTTTAGAATCTGAGTAGCTCGTTTAAAGAACTGACCTGCCATATCTGCTTTATCTTTGGTATCTAGTCTAAAATCAACTATAGTACACCTAGACCTTAATGGTTCTATTATACGATTTTTATAGTTACAAGTAAATATAAATCGACAGTTAGAACTGTACTCCTCGATGAACGACCTAAGAGCAGGCTGAACTGATTGAGCATTCATATAATCAGCTTCATCAATTATAACGACCTTAGGAGAGTCATATAGCGATACTGACGAGGCAAATCCTTTAATAGTTGTTCTTAGTACGTCTATTGAACGACCTTCATCAGAACCGTTAATAAACAAATATTCAGCACCTATTTCTTTACACAAAGCCTTAGCTACTGTTGTTTTTCCTACACCTGCTGTACCATCTAACAAAAATATAGGTAGTTCACCTTTCTTTATATATTCATTAAAGGTATCTTTAACATGTTGTGGTAAGATACATTCATTAATGGTCTGTGGCCTATATTTTTCAGTCCAAAGGAACTGATCTTCATTTACTTCAATCATTTATATCTCCATAGTGTAAATATAGGAGTATAACATATATACTCCCATCAATCAAGCCTTCTTACTCAAACGTAGAATCAGCCTCAACGGCAACATGATACACCAAATCTGTTGTAGCCGATTGAAAGCGGGAAATCTTTCTTGCCGATAACGTGACTTGGTAATCACCTGGAACCATCTTAAAATGCTCAATCAACATATTAGCCTTAAAAGTTTTATCGGTTGTGCCAATAACATTCTGATATGAATTTGCCTCTTGCTTCTGCTTTCCTACTTGGACGATCAATTGACCATCTTTACCAATAACAGTCAATACCTCAGCATGTAATACCGCAGAGGTTCGTTGAATATTAGACAACACATTGCTAGGTAGCGTAAAGTCAACATACACTTCAGGAAATGTAATTTCTTTTTCTTGATAAACTAGAACGCCCTTTTCTGCCTTGTATACCTTAATTTGATCACTATTTTCTTTGATAATAACATACTTATCGTAAAACTCTAAGTCAGGAGATTCAAATAACGCTAAAGCTCCAAGAAATTCATTAAGGTCATAGATGCCAAATTCTATTGGAAAATCTTCAACTACTGTCACATTACCTGTAATGGTTTTCTTGGCTGATTTTGTAGTAACCTTGCTTCCAGGAGTTAGTAATAAGTTTGTATTAATTGTAGCAAAGTTCTTAAAAATATTTACAGTTTCTTTAGATAGTTTCATTTATTTTCTCATTATGTCCAGGTTGATACTTTGTTGTTTTTCAATAAACTCGCTTATTGCTTGCTTTTTCTGTATTAGGACCTCCAAATAATTTGCTAAATCCATCGCCTCTTCTTGGGCATGAATCAACCACTGCAACTCTGTTAGATCATCTCGCTCAAGAGTGACACCATATTTCTTTAAGCCGAATTCAGCTCGTTGCTGAATCTTTTTACATACTACATCCTCTATCTTGCTCATACTCACCTCAGTTAAAAATTAATTATACTACAGATTTGTTGAATAGTCAATCACTCGCCCTGTACACTCAACTCTCCTTCTTCAGGCTCAGATAATTTATCCATCAGGTCAATGAAAGCATTTTTAGTTGAAGTGTCAAAACGATTACAACACAATTGAACTGCCTTTGCTTTATTCTTAAAGATTGAGAAAGCACGGATTATGTGAACTAAACGGCGAGTAGTAATTAACTCATCCACACCACCATCATCATATGTTTTACGAATAGCATCTGCCCATTTTACTAACAACACAGCAAAGTCATCATCAACACAACCAAAATCAACCATTAAATTCTTAACAATTTTCAACTCAACCTTAGCATCAGGATATTCTTGATCAAATGTAACCGCAAATCGTTCAAGGAATGCTTCATTTAATACGTTAGTACCAATGTAACGACCATCATCAGAGCCTTTACCCTTTGTATTAGCTGTAGCAATGATGTTAAATCCTTCAGTAGGAATAATCATTTCATTTTTCAGTTTGAAATAATAAGGTTTACCTTCTAGAATAGGTTGTAAACATAACAAAGTGTTAGCCGAACCAGCATCAATTTCATCTAACAGCAAAGTAGTACCAGTACGCATCGCAACCAATACTGGCCCTTCTACAATTTCAACATTACCATCAGTCAATGTTTTAGAACCTATCAATTGGTCTTCATCGGTCATCATGTTAAGATTCACACGAATAAGGTTCTTTTTGTGTTTAGCACAGATTTGTTCAACCATAGTTGATTTACCGTTACCTGTAGGACCATACACATATGATGGGTAGAACATATTTGACTTAATAATTAATTCTAAATCACTGTAGTTACCGAACGGTACAAAGTTTTTATCAACTTCTGGGACAAGCGATAACTTTTCAAATGTCACCACTGATTGTTTTTTAGGAGAAGGAATTACTGAAGATACAACAGAGTTAGTAGGTAAAGCATATAGACCTCGAGAAACCTTATTTTGGGTCATATAAAATGCTGGAGATTTCAAACTAAGAGACTCAGTAGTAGCCTCAATTTGTTTTCGGGTATAAGTACCAGAAGCTTGTACATCTGGAAAAAGTTCAGTAAGTTTAGCAAAAAAAGCAGTTTCTTTAATATTCATAATATATTTTCTCATTTCTCAAAAAGTAAGACTCATTATAAAGCCTTCCTTGGCATATGTCAACATTTATTTAACTAATTCCTGAAATAAATTTGTTTT